TTCTTGTATGAGCGGGAGGCCCGAGGCTTTTGCCTCAACGATCACGGACTCCGGTTCCCAGTATTTGTATTGCTCCATGGCTACACGTTTTAACTCAGGAAACTCAAATCTATCCTTTACAACATCTAACAATATAATATTAGGCGTAATCTCATCAGGATAGAATACACCCCACGTAGATATGGCACTGTAGTCACCAGACTCTTTTTTCGTAAATGCTGTATCATAACTTTGTATTACATGTCGAAGCATAGGTATATCTTTACTCTCCCACATGTTCCACCACTCTCGTTTGATAATCGCACCCTCTTCACCAGTAGGATTCTGCTGCCACTGTGCCTGCCATTTACGCTCACTTAAGGATGCTTTGACAGATTCTAATTCAGATAACTTCCAATACTCAGGCCAGACAGGCTGTTCATTAGGCATGATTGCAGGAAACTCAATAACGTCCCATTGATCGGCTTTAACTTCGCTCATTGCTCTTATTAGATTTCCGGTCAGATCTTTTTCTGACCAACGGGTCATCACACAGACGATTGATCCGCCAGGTTGCAATCTTTGACGGGGACCCGATGTATACCACTCCCAAGCGTTATCCATTGCTGTTGTTGACAGTGCGTCTTGTTCGGAATGAGGATCATCGATAATAAGTAGATCAGCACCACGACCAGTAATAGCACCGCCGACACCAGCACCGAAATACTCACCGCCATGATTAGTTTCCCAGCGACCCGCCGCTTTGCTGTCTTGACTAAGTTTAACATCTGTAAATACACTACGATATTCTTCTGAGTCCATCAAGTTTCTAACTTTACGACCAAATCGGTACGAAAGCTCTGCTGTGTGTGTTGTTTGAATGATCTTGGTCTGTGGTTTGTGGCCCATGAGCCATGCAGGAAAGAGAAACGAAGCAAACTCCGACTTTGTATGTCGAGGTGGCATATTAACAATTAATCTTTTAATTTCACCCGATAGTACCTTTTCGAACTTCTCGCCGATCCTGCGGTGGTGTTCGCCTTCCACGAACCCTGGCCACACAGTTGAAACGAACGTTAAAAAGGAGTCTCTTGCCTTTGACGATAATTCTAGTTGAGTCTTTCTTAGCTCAAGTTTTAATAGTGCCTCTCTCGCTTCTTTAGCGTCCATTTGAGAGACATCAAAGTCTATTCGCATATCAGACTTATATCATAGTAATTATTTGTGTAAAACTCAACCTACGTGCAGACATGCAAGTACCTCTGATTGGGGTAAACCCCCCACGGGGGGCGCACCCACCATATATGGTGGCAAAACGCAGTTTGGGACTCAAGATCTAGTGGTTAAAATTTACAGATGGTAATTACAGGTGGAGATGCCTGGGAGGCTGTAGCCTCCCAGTTCGTGGTTATAAGATATCTTTTCCCACCATATTATGTAGGTCGCTGACGATTTTTCTAGCCCAAGCTTTTACCTTAGGATCATCAACAGAACTAATAAGATGAAAAATTTCAGAATTAAGATAGTTGCAGATAGCACGATAATCTACCTCTCTTCTATTTGTGATATCATCAGATCGTTTAAGTCTATCGACTTCAGCCATGCGCTCTTGCAAATCAGCAAAAGGACGATTGATAATATCGTTGTTATTACTAGGCATGATTTCATTATGACCATATCCTAACTTATTACAAGATCTTATTATAAATAGTTGTGGATAACTTTTACTTAACTTTACCAGCACC